TTAGCCAAACTATGTCATCATATGGGTTGTATCTTTTTCACAGTGCCCAAATCATTCGGTTTTTACACCTAATTTTTATATTGTTGATTCGCTTTTTATAGCACAATACACGGTCGCCATTCAGTGTGTAGTCTAGTCTACACGTTCCACGTGCGGCCATTACGCGAGCACGATCTCCTCTGAATACAGAACTTAATCTGCAATAGGGCTTTTAACTACATTTACTGCTGAGTTGGAATTTGTTTCTGTGAGAGTGACTTGGTGTCTAGGAGCTATGTGTTTATTGTAATACGTTTAGTGTTGTTGGTCAACTGGTTTTATTAATTTTTAAATCTTTTACGGAACCCTTGCCTAATTTAATTTGTATAATACCATTGTAGTTATCTTCTCTCAACAGTACTTCTTCCATAAATTGATAATGCGCTTCCATGTAGTTAGTTTCACCACGACTTAGACATAGATGTATAATTTCGCGTTTAAACTGTTCCTTGCCTAAAGCTAGGATATCTGCTACTAGTCGACTCGAAGAACCCCAATAGTCTTTCCAATCAGTTTCAATTGTTTCTAGACGTTTGTTCTTCTTGCCTTTTAACGGTGGTCTTTTTTTGATAGTTTTAAAATACTTACGGCCAACATAATCGTAGCCGTTAGTAAGGTTGGTTATTCTATAAATGAAACCGTAGTATGCACCAATATCCTCAGAGTCAAATATTACACCATTGTACGTCCAAGGATATTCGTATGTCATACGTTATTTATTTTGCAGCCGCTGCATTTTTCTTCTCTTGGATTTCTGCACGACGAGCTTTGGCCAATTTAGCCAAGTCACCTAATGCACCACGAGCACGTGCCGCTGCGGCTTTAACACCTTTAACTTCAAATTTTTCTGATTCTGCTACGTATAATTCTACTGCTGCTAAAATATCATCATGAATTGCCATGTTTACTTCTCCTTGTTGTTGTGTGTATTTAACCACCCTGTATTGGATGGTAAAATTAAATTACTTCTACGTCAGTACTATATGATGTAAACCCATTTTCTTTGGTTACAGTCATAATGTTATTAACTCGCCCCGCAAGTTCATCTTTATGCGAAACAAGCCAAATACTTTTCTCATGCTCTCTAGACATTTTTTTAAGTATACCCAATGAACTTTCAACTCCGCTACTGTCCATGCCGCTGTCAATAAGCTCATCAATGAATAATAAGTTAATAGGATTGTATAAACTTTCCCAGACATCACGGAATGCCCACGATAAACTTAATATCAAGCGATTGCGTTCACCACGTGATAAGTTATCAAAGTCTAGTTCACGGCCTAACTCTGTAATTTCTACACTTAAATCGTTTAAGAATGTTACTGTATGTGGCAATCCTATACGATCTAAGTATTGACTTAGGCGTGCGTTTAAATGCGACAAGTTTTGATCAATAATACGTTTACGAATAAAGCTATCTTTGTTAGTTAATAGTTTCAACAAGAAGTCTTGATGTTCTTTTAACTTAACTAGCTCGTTCATAGTAGTATAATCAGTTTCTACTAATGCAGTCTGTGTCATCTCTTCGATTTGTTCATCATATGGATCAACTTCTGTAGCCTTAGCGGCCAACTGTGTTTCTAAACTAGTAATAGAACCCTTGTGATGAAACGCATCTGCTTCTTTATCGTAATATACTCGAGGTTGCGCACCAAGAGGACCAATTTCTGTTTTAGCACCTATCAGCGCCGTTAATTGTGTTTGATCAGTTTGGTACTGTGTAGTAGCAGTTTCGAGTGATGTACGTTTAGCCGCTAACACTTCTTCGTGTTTGCTATCGTGAAAATGTTGACCGCAAGCATAACAAGTATGTGCTTCGAGGTCGGCAATTTCTTTAGTAACTTTATCTATAGTCTTTTGTTCACGGGCAATATCTGCTTCGCTACGCAAAATGGCCTTGGTCAAATCATCTAAGTCTTTACGCTGTTGGTTGTAAGCAGTAAGCGCAGTGTGTGCCGCTAGCTCTTGTTCAATATCAATTTTACGTAGTTCTGTAAGGGCATTTTGTAGTTTTACTGTGTCATCTGCATGCTTGGTAGTCCACATAGTTTGCCGGCGTTTTAAGCTGTCAATTTGCTCTTGAATACGACCATTTGCGTCGGTTATAGCCTTAATATTGAACTCTTCTTGCTGTATTGCATCCTTAGTAGCACGACCCAACTCTTTAAGTTTTTCTGCCTTTTCACTTAAGACAGTGATACCAAGTAGCTGTTCAATAATTTCACGTTGGTCGTTAGATTTAAGACTAAGGAATGGTTCGGTGTAGGTATTAAGCGCAACAATGTGTTTGAACATATTGTGCGACATGCTTAACAAACGTTCAATTTCAGCCTGTGTTTCTCTACTATCGCCTTGACTTTCGTCGGTAATTTCTTTTTCTTCATCACCTACATAAAACTTCATTATGTTTGGCTTACGACCACGTTCAATCTTATAGTCTTGCCCGTTATGTTCAAATTCAACAGTAACCAACATGTTCTTACCGTTAGTTTTGTTAATTAAATTATCACGTTTGATATTGGTTAATGCCTGCCCAAACAGACTGTAGCTTAAGGCATTGATAATAGTTGTTTTACCAGTGCCATTACGTGCGCCACTATCATCGCCGCCTAAGTCAACGTTAACACCTAATACTAATGTCAGGTCGTTGCGGTCAAAGTCCACAGCTTGTGTTGCATTACCAACACTCATGAAGTTCTTGACTGTAAGATTTTTTATTTTAAATGTCATAATTTCTCATCATTTATTTTGTCAGGTGCTTTTGTATATTATAATACCTTTTAGGATCATAGTCAATGAAATCACAGTTAGGTTTGACTATGGTATCTAACCATTCAAGTTGTACAGCAGAATGCGGCTGTGCCAATCCAGAGTCAAGGTCTTTGTACGTGCTAATTAATCTAAAGCTACTTAAATCTTGGTCTATCCAAGGTAAATTTTTAACAGCAATGGCCATCGGACCGTCGAAATTAAAGTCATATGCTAGAGTAAACACAAAAGGTATATTTTTATTTTTTAATAGAGTTGATGCGGCTAACATATACGATTGACTGCGCTGAGTTGCTTGCCATTCTTTAATATATCTATTATGATATTCTTTTATATATTGATTGTTGCTGGAACTAGTAACCCACCAATCTTGATTATTAGATTGCACAATATTAAAATGATACACAGGATCGATCTTTGCCTGCTCTTGCCAAAATTCATCAGCTACTAAATCAATTCGTGCGGGTATAGTCCATTGAATAATTGCACAGTCGATATTTTCAGTTTCAATTGATTCTGCAACCTGCATTAATATCAACTCATTACTAGCACCGATTACAGATTTATTTTTAATCTGTAATGAATCCGACGTCATTAACTGTAATAACGTTGGCCATTTTTTAAAGTCGTTGTCGACTCCATTGCCGTCACTAATTGCTAATAAGGTTTTTTTCATTTATTTTAATAATTGCTTGTTGTATTTGTTCAGTAGACTGAAACCAATTGCGATAGTCATATACTGGAATTTCAATATTATATCGTTTTTCTATACAATAGTTAATATATCCCTGTTCGTGTAGATCAACTATATGAGATATATCAATATTTTTGTTATTTTCCAATGCAGATAAAATTAAATTGGCATGAAAGTATACACTAAAATATTTTGAATTAGCTGTAAACCAATCGGCTAACACTAATGTTAACCTATCTTCATTGATTAGTTTCATACCCAACTGGTTGATTAATTTTTTTATAGTATTAATTGGCGATATTAACAACTGTTCAAAACTCAAATTGATCGTTGATTCAGTTGGCTCCCAACCATATGACCAGTTGTGATACATTAAAGTAAAATCTTCTCGCTGAGCATAATCTTCTGCGGCATCGGACCAATTGTTTTGTACATGTTCGCTGTGATTGGCATTAAGATCCTGACATACAGCTTTGATTATGCAGGTTTGATATATTATAGGTCTAACAGCAGGGTCGATTACTATGCGTACAATCTTAGCATTTGGAAATGTTAAGTTTATTTTATCGTAACAGTCGTTATTGATCCCATTGTCGCACAGGACTACTACTTTATTATTCTTTGGGTCAATGTCGCAGTGCAGTTGGTATTCAGTCGGATCCATAAAATACGTATTGGTATACATTACAATACTATGACTGTTTCCGTCTTGACTAAAAGTTAATTCGTTATTTGATAATTTAACTGTTTGGTCTGCAAATTCACTTAATATATAGTATAGAAAATTTCCAAACCCACCAGAAGGGTAACTTATACAAATAATGTCGTTACTATCGGTGCAGAACCTCATAGATTCCTGTAGATGTCTAACAATAAGTTAGGATTATAATGATCACTGTTAATAGCTGTTAGTTGACTAGTTACAATAGTATCGATACTTTCAAATTGAATATTACCTAACATAATATCTGTGCCAATGTCAGTATGCTTGACTGGGATTAATGTAAGTTCACGTAGATTATACGTACCTACGAATGTTTCTTTAATAAACGTTGCTTCTTCGTACGAAATATCCACGTCGATGTTTACACGACAGTGCATGCCTTTTTGTAGTAGTGTTTCTGGTGTTTTTAAAATATTACTTAGGCTATAAACACGATACTTGGGCTGATCCGGCCAAGCATGAAACGTTGGCTCATTGCCCCACTCTAATATCATCATGCCACGTTCATCGTCACCTGCATCTGCATAGTTGTGCGGAAACGCATTGCCTACATAGGTAATATTCTTACCTGTTTGACGTTTATGAAAATGCCCACTGTATACATGATCAATGTGCCCGAAGTCTTCACGTCTAATCTCACCGTGTTCTGGCATCTGTACCATAGCATTCATGTAATAGCCTGGTAATTCAAAATGCCCAAACATATACTTGGCATTGATCTTAGGAATCTTTTTATGATCGTCGCCTACTAACCAGGGCACAATACTAACATCGCCCTCTTGATAGAAGTCGTTGATAATTTCAATGTTAGGAATATGTCTAGCCCATTCAGCTGACTGTATATCACGCTTGTCACGATAATATAAATCATGATTGCCCGGAATGAATATAACACGCTCAAAGGCTCGGCCCAACAACTCAAGTGCTGTTAGGCTGTAGTTTAACGTAATGATATTAATTGCCGCGCGGTTATTGTGCCAATCACCTAACATAAAGCAAACATCACAACCTTCTTCTTTAGCTTTGCTAATAAACCACTTAACAAAGTTTAAACAATCATCGTTGTGTGTTTGACTATTTGACTTTAAGCCAAAATGTATGTCAGTCAGAATTGCTGCTTTTTTAAATAAATTTGTCATATAATTAGTATACGTGAAATAACCTTAAGTTGTCTAGTGAAAGTTAGCCAAATTACCTGTTGGAATGAAAATTATCCTCGCTTAAATCTGTAATAGGATCCCAATAAGGTTGTATTAATTTAAAATATTCCGGAAATGCATCGGCGAACTTCTGCTCACGATATAAGTCCTGCCGTTTAGTCCATATTACAAATTGTTTCCATAACATAGGATTATGTTCTTGTAAAGTCAAATAACCGAGCAACTCTGTATTATTTGTCTGTGCTATTAAAGCAGTCTTGACTGATTCGGGTGCAATGTGTACTGCTAACCAAGCCGGACTGTTAACCATGTTAATATAATAAGGTCCAATTTTATCTTCAACCCATGCAGTCAATCGATCAATGGATCCTGCATTTAATACACTAACAGTAAGTGAGCCCATGGTATAAATTTCGCAATCCATGGTACCTTTAAGTCCCAGTATATGATCAGCAACTAGATTCATTTCGTCCCATTTACCTGGCCATCGCAGATACTCAAATTCTTGTTCAAGCCCGTCGATACTCATAGCAATTTCAATACGTTTGAAATTATTCCAAGCACGTTTTAATCGTTCAGTTGGATGATTGGTACAATTGGTACTATAATACAAAGTAATGTTCTTGCTTAATCCCTGCTGAACCAGGTACTCTAATAGATCTAACTGCGTGGTATTCAAGAACGGATCACCACCAAAGAAGTCAATTTTTTCTAAATTATGGGCAATACTATAGTACTGACTAAAATCCATGTGCTTAGGTGGCAGCTTAGGGATGAATTTATTCCATTGTTCAATTTTACCATTGGATCGCTCTTCAGTCTTATATTTTTCAAGATAATATAATCCTTCGGGTGTATATGAATTAGTATCCCACCCTCCGCAACTTCTACAGGCTAAATTACATACATTACTACTTTTAAATACTGCTGTTTTAGGCCCTTGTTGCCATTTACCACTACGAATAAAGTCCTCATAATCGTTAGGGAAATATTCAATTTGTCGCTGACGTAGACTTTTCTTACCAGAATCTTCTTCGGCCCAACAACGGTGACAGGCACTTGGACGATCACCGTTGATAAATTCTGCCCTAAGTTGATTTAGTTCTGCACTGTCCCATCGTTGTTCTGGAGTTAGGTCACCGTGATGCCATTCGCCAGCACCAAACGCACACGGGCTATTACGCCCGTATGGGTTCTGCCTAATACTTTGAAAGGGTGCAATACAAAAATTTGCCGGAGGCGTTTCTGGTATTAGTTGATGCAACTTTCC